CATAGATAGTCGTATCTTTAAACGTACAGCTGTTAAAGGCAAGAAAATCAATGTAGATCCAGCGCCAATGCGTGGTGGAATTAGGTTGTAGAATGAAAGAATCTCAAAAGATACAACTAAAACTTAAAATAATACAACATTTTAAAGGTCTTCACTTTACCTTAGTTGAAATGTATGAAATATTCGACGAATTAAAAAGTGACTTAAGTAAAATTGCCGTAGAGCAAGAACTAGAAAGATTAAAAATTAGGAGAAAATAATTATGAAAATTTATGCAATTAAAGACGTTAAAGCTGGATTTGGAAAACCATTTTTAGGACATGATAACGAATCAATTGTTAGAGAGTTTGCGTTGTCTTGTAATTCAAAACCAGGATTTGAAAAAGAATTGTTAGTAAAAGACTATGAGTTATATGTTCTTGGAGAGTTCGAAGAACTTACTGGAAAGATTACAGCAACAGATCCAGTGTTGTTGACACGTGGTATTGATTGTCTTGTAGATTCAAAATCAATTTCAGTTGAAGACGTTAATGCAGAATATGAAAAATTAAAAATGACTTTCAACACACTTTCAACACAACTTGCTGATAAGATTAAAACACTTGACTCACAAGTTGTTTCAAAAGTAGCTTCAATGGCTAACAACTTATCACAACAAAACAAAATCAAAAAGATTTTAAGAGGAGGCTAGAATGGCAGAATTCTATAGTAGAAACAACTTGCCTAAACGTATTGCTCAACCAAGATGTAGTAAAATCGTCAATGAATATAAAAAAGAAATTCAAAAAGACGGCTCAGTTCGTGCAGTAGTTAGTGGCAAGACTAATATTTATGAAAAGATACAAGCTGGAAAAGACGATTGCTTGGTATATAACATTTTAGATAGATTTAAAGCTGGTGATGTATCAGTTTTAAATGCTAGACAAGGAGAATATGGTGATTTCACTGAAGCGCCAAAAACACTTGCAGAGAGTCAACAAAGATTAATTGACGCAGAAAACTATTTCAATACACTTCCAATAGACGTTAGAAATGAATTTAACCATTCAGTAATAGACTTCTTGAATAGTGTAGGAGACGGTAGTGTAACGAAACGTCATGCATATTTTACACCTCCAAAGGTAGTAGAAGACGCATTAAAACAAAATGCCCAACAAGTTAGAGAGCAAGAACAAATAGTTCATAACGTACAAGGAGGAACAGCTAATGAATAGAAACACAGAAGCGCATTTTTCACAAGTGCCTAAGATAGACATTAAACGTAGTGTTTTCGATAGATCTACACAACATAAGACAACATTTAATGCTGGTTCATTGATTCCAATCTTTTGTGATGAAATTCTTCCAGGTGATACATTTTCTGGACATATATCATCAGTAGTTCGTATGACAACACCAATACATCCTACAATGGACAATCTTTATGCTGATCTTTATTGGTATTCAGTACCAGCGCGTATTCTTTGGGAACACTGGAAAGAGTTCAATGGAGAAAATAATGATACTTTCTGGACTCAAGAGACAGAGTACGAAATACCTCAAATTGATTCACCAGACGGTGGATTCGCTAAGGGTACAATTGCCGATTATTTGGGTGTACCTACAAAAGTAACATTGAAAGATGATCATAGTATTTCTCATTTACCATTCAGAGCAGTAGTAAAATGCTGGAATGACTGGTTTAGGGACCAAAATTTACAGACTCCAGCATTCTTAGATATTGGAGATAGTACAACTCAAGGAAGTAATGGATCTGATTATGTATCTGACGCTATTTGTGGTGGTATGCCATTACCAGTAGCTAAGTATCATGATTACTTTACTTCATGTCTTCCAGAGCCACAAAAAGGTCCAGACGTGCTTTTGCCTCTTGGAGATTATAGTCCTGTTATTACAAGGTCAGAAGACATTCCTGAACAATTTCAAACGCTTAATGGTATGAGATTGCAATTGTCAGATGGATCAGGTTCTGTTCCAGAAGCTAATAAATTATTAAAAGTAGGTGCTGGAGGTGGTTTAGATAGTTCTACGCAATCTGATAATACTTTTAATGGTCATTTACAACCATCAAACTTATGGGCAGATTTAAAGAATGCAACCGCTGCAACAATTAGTCAATTAAGACAAGCATTTGCAGTTCAAAGATTATACGAAAGAGACGCAAGAGGCGGAACACGTTATACGGAAATCTTAAAATCACACTTTGGAGTAAGTTCTCCAGACGGAAGATTGCAACGTTCTGAATACTTAGGCGGAGCAAGAATTCCAATTAATATTACACAAGTAGTTCAAACATCAAGTACAGATAGTGTATCTCCACAAGGTAACACAGCTGCGTACTCATTGACTGGAAATATTTCTGCAAGCTTTACAAAATCTTTCACAGAACATGGTTATTTATTGTGTTTTGTATGTGTACGTAATGAGAATACATACCAACAAGGATTAGAGCGTATGTGGTCTAGAAAACGTAGATTCGATTTCTATTGGCCAGCTTTAGCTAATATTTCAGAACAACCAGTGTACAATAGAGAAATTTATGCTCAAGGAACATCTGAAGATGACGAAGTATTCGGCTATCAAGAACCATGGGCAGAGCTTAGATACAAACCATCACGTGTGTCTGGTGCTTTCCGTTCTAACTATGAAAGAACATTAGATTCATGGCATTATGGCGATGACTACGACCGTCTTCCAGTACTTGGAGATGTTTTCATCAGAGCAAGTAAGACAAACGTAGATAGAACACTTGCAGTTCAATCAGACTTAGAAGACCAATTCATTGGAGATTTCTACTTTAACCTTAAATCTGTAAGACCAATGCCAGTATTCTCAGTTCCTGGATTAATTGACCATAACTAGGAGGATATATGAGTTTTTGGGATAACCTTAATAGTGCTATTACTACAGCTTCAGATTGGATTGGAGATAAGTGGAATCGTGTTACTGGAAAGAGTTCAGCTCATCAACTCGAAGTAGAGGATATGAAGAAGGCTGGACTTAATCCTATTATGTCATCTAGTGGTTCTAGTGTTGGTTCTTCTGGAGGTAATCCAGTATCTGCTGGTAGTAGTGCTTTAAATGGTATTGCGTCTGTTATATCTAGTGCAGCTAGTTTAACAAATAATAAGAATGTAGATAAGTCAACAACTAAACAGATTTATAATTCTGCCGGTAGACTTATGAAAACAGTTGAAACTTATACTAGAAAATAACACTAGGGTTGTTAGGGTGTAGACCCTAACGGGGTAATAGGGGTACCTCCCTATGCCAATACTCAATAGCGAATTGAATAGAGAGTTAGAGTCGTACCGATTTGAAATCTGATTAGAGAGTAGAGTAGATACGGCTTTATCAATACTCTGTTTGAGCGAGAGCGAGTAAAAAAAAGAAATAAGAATGACCAGAAAAATTCGAACGGAGTGAGGTCAGCACAATTACCTTTCTTGATGTAATTGTGCTGACTGACTAAATCGCGAAGAGATTTGGTCAAATAAAATAAAAAACATTCCGCGCGCACGCGAGGAATAAAAAATATGGAGAAATGAGTTATGGCTTGTTATCATCCACTACGTGCGTTTGATACAGGACTCTTAACTGATAACTTTAAACCGAAGTATAAAATCTGCGGTCCAGACGTAGATAGAATACATGCTCCTCATTCCGGAGTTACTAAACTTGGTATATTTAAATCAAATAGAAAGGTATGGCAGGATCAATGGATCACAGAATGGACTCCAATTCCATGTGGACAATGTATAGGTTGTAGATTAGATTATTCAAGAATGTGGGCTGATAGATGTATGTTAGAAGCTCAACAATATGAGCATAATGCTTTCATAACTCTTACATATGATCCGGAGCATTTGCCTCCACTTAAAACAATAGTAGACGTTAATACTGGAGAAGTTTCACAATGGCCGTCATTAGTCCCCGATGACTTAACCAAATTTATGAAAGATCTTCGAAATTATTATATGAATAAATATAATCATACTGGTATACGTTTCTATGCTTGTGGAGAGTATGGAGGACAAACTGGACGACCTCACTTTCATATTTTATTATTTAACTTACCACCATTTCCAGATATGAAACACTGGTTTACAACTGATCAACATGATAAAATCTATCATTCAGATATATTACAGAATGATATCTGGAAGAAAGGAATTTGTTCAATAGGTGAGTTAACATGGAATAGTGCAGCATACGTAGCTCGATACGTTGTCAAGAAACAAAAAGGCAATACGAAAGGAACTGTCGATTTGTGTGGTAACTTAGTGACTGGTATAGAGCCGGAGTTTGTGAGAATGTCGCGTATGCCTGGAATAGCTTGGAAATATTATGACGAACATAAACATCAGTTTTACGAAACAGATGAGATCGTTATGTCTATACGTGGAAAAGTTAGGACAGTTAAGCCTCCGCGCTATTTTGACAAAATGTATGACTTAGAGAATGAAGATCCATTCGTTATGGCAGACATAAAACAGAGGAGAGTGGAAAACGCGAAAATGTCTATGAAAGACCAATTAAGCAGAACAACACTAACGGAAGAAGATTATTTATCAGTAAAAGAGCGTAACAAACTAGATCAAGTAAAACGTTTGAAACGTGGATTAGTGGAGTGATGCGTTTAAAGTTGTATACATAACTTTGCGTAAAACAATACTTTTACGCAAAGTGAAATAGGTTTGATTAAAAAAACGTGTGGAAATCACGTTTTTTGTCCACACGTTCGTTTTTATAACTTTTATTATTTAATAATTCGACAAGATGTAATTCATAATATCCACATTTAAATTTATAAGCTTTTATTCTACCAAATTGATTATTTTAGTTCTTTATTGTTAACATTAAAATTATTGAAATTTATAAAAGATAAAAATCTGATCTCAGACGAATTCAAACTTAGTTAAATGAATAATACCCTTATTCGTCTTTAGAAATTCTTGCTTGTTGTATTATAAATATTTAACAATAAGAAATTAAGTTATTGCAATTGACAATTAGTTATCATTGACGTCTTATAATTAATCTATCTTATTAAATATAATTAAAAAAATGACCATAAAATTGTTCATTAAACACAACAAAAATATATTAAAATATCTTTGCGTAAAAAACGAATATTTTTAAATTTCAGGTCAACCAACTGGTCATTTAATTATTGCATTAATGATGAATTAATTTTGTAATCGTTGAATTTTGAGATATACTCTTCGCATTCTGTTTTCAATGTTTCATATTCTCTAGTCAACTCTTCTATTTTAGTACTAAACTTATCTATGTTCTTTTTCTTTTTAAGCCTTTTTATTTTTCTATCAAGTCTTTGAAGTTTCTTTTCTAATTGATAAATTATCGGCTCTAATTGTGATGTTGGAATTGATTCATTATTCATAGCAATATATTATTATATATTTTTCAGAAAAAACACTTTTGTCGAAATATCGTCATTTGAACAAAATCAAAAATCGGCAATTTGCCGACTTTAATAAACTATTTTTTAGGAATAATAATTTCTTTTCCGCCCATATAAGGTCTTAATACAGCTGGCACATTAATTGAGCCGTCTTCATTTAGATTGTTTTCAAGTAATGCGATTAAAGCTCTAGTTGAAGCCAAAACTGTGTTGTTTAATGTGTGCGGATAATATGTTCCGTTTTCGCCTTTAGCTCTAATTCCAAGACGTCTAGATTGAGCATCTCCTAAAGTTGAACATGAGCCAACTTCAAAGAATTTTTGTTGTCTAGGACTCCATGCTTCAATGTCACAAGATTTAACTTTAAGGTCGGCTAAATCTCCAGAACAGCATTCTAATTGTCTTACTGGAATGTTGAGATTTCTAAAGATTTCAACTGTATATTGCCACATTTTTTCATACCATTCCATACTATCTTCAGGCTTACAAATGACAATCATTTCTTGCTTTTCAAATTGGTGAACTCTGTAAATTCCACGTTCTTCAATACCGTGTGCTCCAACCTCTTTTCTAAAGCATGGACTGTAAGATGTCATTGTGATTGGAAGTTCACTTTCTTTAACTATCTGGTCTTTAAATTTACCAATCATTGAATGCTCACTTGTTCCGATTAAATATAAATCTTCGCCTTCAATCTTATACATCATAGCGTCCATTTCTGCGAAACTCATAACACCTGTTACAACATCACTTCTAATCATGAAAGGTGGAATTGCATAAATGAAATTTTTGTCAATCATGTAGTCTCTAGCATACGAAATCATAGCCGTAACAAGACGAGCTGCGTCGCCCATTAAGTAATAGAATCCATTACCACTTGTTCTACCTGCACTCTCCTTGTCTAGCCCATTAATTGACGCTAAAATATCAGCATTATAAGGTATTTCATAAGCTGGAACTTTAGCCTCTCCAAATCGCTTTAATTCAACGTTTTCACTGTCATCTTTACCAATAGGAACACTATCATCAATAATGTTTGGAATGCTCATCATTATCTTTTTGATAGAAGCTTCAAGCTCTGCTACTTCTTTTTCAATTACAGCAATTCTATCGTTGTTAGCAACAACCTTAGATTTAATAGCATTTGCTTCTTCGATCTTCTTTTCGCGCATAAGCATACCAATTTGGCTTGACAAACTGTTTCTTTGTGCACGTAAATCGTCACCTTCTTGTTTTAATGCTCTAACTTTAGTGTCAAGCTCTACTACTTCGTCAACTAAAGGAAGTTTTTCGTCTTGAAACTTTTTCTTAATGTTTTCTTTTACGATTTCCGGATTTTTTCTAATTAAATTAATGTCAATCATTATTTTTCTCCTTTCTAAATATTGTGTTGTCTGAAACATAATTACACCATAATTAGTAACAAAAAACACCTCTAATTTAGAGGTGATATTTACCACGGTGCCACTCTATTTGGACGAACGTCCCAACTCGAATTTGCAAATTTTGCCATGCAATCGGCCTTGAATTACCAAGTGTCTAAGGGGTAGACATGCATTTCTTCCATGATTTGCTCTCACCAACCGCAAAACTCTCTCCCACTTCCAAAACACACTAGTCCCTATCACAGACATATTTAGATAATTTTATTTTACCCTTAATTTCATTTTTAGTCAAGTAAAATACTTAAAATTAATATAAAATTTTTTTTACGCAAAAATATTTGATTTAAAATACTATTTTTGATAGAATTATATTAGAGGTTTTTATGTCAAATAATTACTATTTAGATAGAGACAGAAGAAATATTAAAAAAATCAACGAATTGTTAAATGAATTGCCTTCATTTTGCAGTATATTTTTCATTGGTATTCAAAACTCTACCTCTACCCTAACTAGACTTAATTATGCTTTTGATTTACGTACTTTTTTTACGTATATTTTAAATAATGAATATGAATTCAAAAAAGATTCAATTAAGGATTTTACCCTCACTGATTTAGATAATATTGATGCTAGACTAATTGAAAGATTTTTAGCGTATCTCACTTATTATGACAAAGAAGATGGTAGAGTTATATCTAACAGCGAACGAGGGAAAACGAGAAAATTGTCGACAATAAGAGCATTTTTTAAGTATTTCTTTAACAAAGATATGATCAGAGCAAATGTTTCAACTAAAGTTACTCCACCAAAGCTACATGAAAAACCTATAATTAGGCTTGAAGACAGCGAAACTGCAGAGCTTATGTATCACAGCGACACTTTAAACGGATTTAGTGAGCATCAAAGAAAATATAATGAAAAATTTAGAATTCGTGATAATGCAATTCTTACTCTATTTTTAACAACTGGAATTCGTGTTAGTGAATGCGTTGGACTGAATGTAGATGATTTTAATTTTACATTAAACTCATTTAGAGTTACAAGAAAAGGCGGAAATCAAGCTATTCTCTACTTCGGCGAAGAAACGGCAGATGTTATGAAACGCTATTTACAATACCGTGACACTCTTAACATTCCAAAAGACGAACGTGCTATGTTTTTATCTAGTCAAAACAAGCGTTTAATGGTTAGAAGTATGGAATACATAATAAAAAAATACTCAAAACTTGCTACTCCACTAAAGAAAATTACACCTCACAAATTAAGATCAACATACGGAACTAATCTTTACAACCAAACAAATGACATATATATTGTTGCTGAAGTTTTAGGTCATTCAGACATAAATACAACTAAAAAACACTATGCCGCCGTTCAAGAAGAAAGAAGAAAATCAGTTGCAGGCGTTGTTAAAATTCGCAACAATTAG